AGGCGTCGGCCTGCTCGTCGGTGAGGTTCAGGATGTCGCGGTTCAGGCGGGCCTGCAGGGAGAGGCCGGAGCCGACCACGTTGACCTGGTTGGTCTCGATGGCGCCGCCGGCCAGGGGGTTCGATCGCACCAGGTCGCGGCTGCGGGAGCGCAGGGAGTTGAGGTCGAAGACGATGTCCGTGTCGGCGTCCCAGGCCCAGGGCTTCCATTGCGAGGTCTGCCGGCGCGAGTACGAGGCGCCGGGCCAGCTGCCCAGCACGGACATGACGGCCCGCGACTGCAGCCGGCGCAGGGCCTTTTCGGGGGCGAAGTAGGAGATCACGCGGTCGACGGCGTTCTCCCGGATTGTCCTGCCGCGCACGGTGATCTCGTTCATACCGGCGTCCCTCCCCGGATGACGATCCGCCCGTCCGAGGCCTCGGAGGACGAGAGCCTCCGGACCTGGCTGTCCCAGAAGATGATATTGTTGCGGATCTCGGCCGCGTCGGCCCGCGTGAGCGATCGGCCGCCCACGGAATAGGACTGTCCCGTAGCCACCGCCGTGTCGGCTGCAATCCAGAGGGCCAGCTGCGCTTCAGCCTGTGCGAGCGTGATGCCTGCCATGCGCTCCTTTTTGTGCGGGGGAGCCGGCTGACCAGGCCGGCCCCCCGCGTGGAGAGAGGTAGATGACAGAGAGAGATGTTCGAGTGGAAGGCTAACACGGGGAAAACGGGCGGGACATTTACGGACGTTTGCGGCCGTTTACGGACGTTATAAGCCAAACAAAGACGAATAAAGCCATTGACAGGGTTTTCAGCGGGCCGCTTTTTTCTCCTTTTTCCCTTGGGAGGCGTCGGCCTCCAGCGTCATGAGCAGGATGAACTGGTCGAGGCTCTCGCGGTGGACGTAGTAGCGGCCGCCCATACGCTTGATGGGCGCCTTCTTCTCGATGAGCCAGTAGAACGTCTGCTTCCCGAATCCGTAGGCCTTGCAGATCTCGTCGCGCCCGAAGATGACCTTGTTCTCTCCGCTCATCGCCTCTCCTCTCTCCCGACGTTGATTCCCGCGCTGATCACGCGCCGGCCCTGGCCCTGCGCCTTCATCGCGTCGGCGATCAGCCGCAGGCCGCCGCCAGGGAACTCCATCTCGACACAGGCCGCCGCCAGGACCTCGGCGTCCAGCAGGTGGTTCGGCCGGTTGTGGACGTTCACCCACTCCTCGTGCCCCTTCTCGTCGCGGCGCTTCTCCTCGGCCAGGATCTGCGCCGTGTAGTCCGCCCCGACGCCGGCGTGCAGGAAGGCCGCCCCGGGCAGCTCCCGCGTCTCGGGGTTGGCGGCCAGTTGCAGCCGGTAGTGGAACTGGTCCTTCGCCTTCGTCGTGTCGACGGAGAGCACGCGCAGGCCCGCGGGCAGCTTCTTGCCCCGCGAGGTCATGAGGATCTCGGCGCCGAGCTTGAGCATGCCGGGCATGGCGGTGCTCGCGCCCTTCGTGCCCCAGAGGGCGACGCCGCCGCGGCCGCGATGCTTGAGGATCCACAGGTATGTCTCGTCGGTCATCGTCATGTCCTCGAACTTCTCGCCGCCGCCCGTGTCCACGCAGGCCCGGAAGATCCGCAGGGAGCGGCCCGTCTCGGCCACGGGGTAGGACGTCTCGAAGATAAGCTTCTCCACGTCGGTCCACGTCGCCAGGAAGCCGTAATGGATCGTCCAGCTCGTGCCCGTCGCGGCCCAGGCCTTCACGACGAACCAGAAGCCGTTCTTCTGCACGTCCACGCCCGCCGTGACCACGAGGGCTTCCTCGGGCACCGTCTGCGCCGGAAGCGGGCAGCGGGCCGCTAGGATCTGCACCTCGTCGCCCGCCAGCACCGTGAGCTTCCAGGGCTCGGCCAAGTGCTTGTTGTGGAAGTCCTTGAAGGCGTTGATGTCGCCCTGGCCCCGCAGAAACGCCGCGGCCACCTCCGAGAGACTCACGAACGTCGAGAGCCACGACGGGATATGAAATCCGATTTTCACGGGCCGCAGCTCGCGCAGCGCATCCTTCATGGGGCGGCCGTCCTCGCGGGTACGCCACCCGCCGGCGCGCACGGCCGCGTCGCGATCGTAGTCGTTCCACGGCGCGAGGCACTGCGGGCACTCGTACCAGGCGAGCCGGCCCGACTCGATGACCGACGCATCCTCGGAGTGGATCCGGCCGTCCGGGCCCGGCTCGGCGGCCCGCGGCCACTTGATCTGCCTGAACTCCATCTTCTGGTCGGCCCCGCAGGCCGGGCAGCGCACCCAGAAATCGAAGAGGGCCTGCACGGCGCCGAGCGCCTTCGTGATGTTGCCGGTCTCCGTCGTGGGCGTGGAGAGCAGCCAGATCTTGCGGCTGTAGCGGTAGGTGGTCGTCCGGGCCTTGCCCAGGGAGATCGGGTCGGTCTCGCGCTTGCCGGCCGTGTCGACGTACTTGTCCACCTCGTCGAAGAGCAGGTAGCGGATCGGCTTGTTGGCCAGGCGCGCCGCGCTGCGGGCCCAGGCCATGTAGATGACCATGTGCTGCAGGTTGATTCGCAGCGACGAGGCGTCGTCGTCCACCCCTGTCATGTAGCCGCGCAGCCGGGGGCTGCCCTTGATCATGGGCTGGATGCGGTCCTGGCTGTTCTCCTTGGCCGTCAGCTCGTCGGGATAGATGCACAGGGCGGCCCCTGGGTCTCTGTCGATCGCGTAGGCCAGGCAGTTCAAGACGCCCTCCGTGCCGCCCACCTGGGGGGCCTTGCAGATCACGACCTCCTGGACCGTGGGGAACCACGAGGCGTCCATGATGCCGGCCAGGTAGGGCGTGACCTCGTTCTTCCACCGTCCCGGCAGGACGGACATGCTGACGAAGCGGTAGCGCTCCGCCCAGCGGCTCACGGGGATCCGCTTGTGCTTGCGGAAGACCTTGCGCTCGGGCTCGCTGAAGGAGACCCTGTAGCGCAGCCCGGCGGCGGCCGTCCGGAGGGCCGCCGGAAGCCAGGGGGCGGAGCGGGATATGCGGACGACATGCGACATTAAACGGCCTCCTCTTCCTGATCCTCTTCCCCGTCGATCACCAGCTCGAACTCCTTCGCCTGGGCGTAGCCGTTGATGTGCTCGTCGAGGTCCCTGGTCATCGCACTGATCAATTCCCCCGCTTTTCTGACGTCACCGTCCACGACCCGGATCCAGTCGGCCACCCTGGATTGCACCCAGTGCTTGAGCCCGGCCTCGAGGATCCCGGCACGCCCTGCCAGCCAGTTCTCGACCTCCCCGCGATCGACGACCTTCCCTTCGGCGATGCTGTTCTCGCGCTCGATTTTTCGGCGCTTCTCCTTGGCCGTGGCTAATTCTTCCTCGAGTATCTGCCTCTGCAGCTGATCCTCGAGCTCCTTGACCTTCTTCCCCGTCGACTGCTGCTTGAGCCAGGTCTGCGCGTAGCGGTCGACGTCCTTCTGTCGAAACTTCCCGCTGTCCTTCGGGAGGAGCTTCCCCTCCTTGCGGTGCCGGTAGACCGTGGACTTCTTGGCGACCCATCCCCCGGCGTCCAGGTACTCGATCACCTCGTCGACGTTGTCCAGCCATTTCTCCTGCTCCTGGGCGCCGTCCGTCATGCGATCAGGTTCTCCCAGTTGATCTCGACGGCCGGGTGCCCGAGCAAGTAGTCCCGCACGGCGGGGTCCTGGAAAACGAGGCGATTGATCCGCCCGCCCACGTACTTCCCGTCTCGCAGGACGGCGAAGCGCTCCGGCGTGTTGACGATGCGCACGCCCGGGTTCTTGCGCAGCAACTCGCGCAGCTCGAGCAGGGGCGCCGGCGTCTCGCTGCGCAGCAGCTCCTCCTCAACCTTCGGCACCGGGGCGGGGGCCCGCCTGGCCTCCGGCTCGCCGATCGTCAGCGCCGGCGGCAGCCCCGCCCGGATCCACCGTTCAAGGTCTGTCCCCATCGCGAACGCCTCCCCGGGGTCCTTCCCCTGCGGCACGGGCCAGCGGTCGCAGCGGGAGAAGGTGTCCTTCCACCAGGCCGTGGCCTTCGCGCCGGGCTCGTCGTAGTCGATCGAGACGAGGATCTGCAGGGCCCCGCTGAGGACCTCGCAGGCCTCGGCGTCTGGCTTGGCGCTGACGGAGCCCAGCCCCACGGCGCCGGCGAGCGCGTTGTTGGCCATCACGGCGATGGCGTCCAGCTCGCTCTCGACGACCACGAAGGCCCGCCGCTCGCGGCCGAGCAGCATGACGGCCTTCGAGGATCCCGGCAGGACGACGTAGCGCCGGTCGGCTTCTTGGCGGCGGATCCGGATCCGGTGAACCACCCCGTCGCGGATGTAGGGGATCACGAGCCCCGCGGGGATCCAGAGCGCCTTGGGCTTGCCGTCCTCGCGATATTCTGGGTTGAGGCCCCAGGCGCTGCGGGCCCGGTAGATGTCCTTCCCGTTCTCCCCGGGGTTCCACCCCAGGCTGTAGTCCGCAGCGGCCGCCGCGCCGATCCCCCTGGCCGCCAGCCAGGCGAGGGCCTCGGCGTTCTTCTCGAGGTTGCCCCGGGCCCAGGAGATGAACTTCCCGGCCCGCTCCTGCCAGAGATCGCCCGGCGCCGCGGAGGCCTCCG